GAGTATCTTAAAACTCTGAGGAAGTAAAAAAATCGTCGTCAAAGACAAAAAATCGTCGTTAAAGTTAAAGGAGTATCAAATTATGGCAACAAGATTTAATAATGGAGTACCAACTGTTGAATCAAAACCAAAGAAGTCAAGACAAGGAAGAGGAAAGCATAGTAAGTATTCTGCTACGAGTCGTAACGGGTCAAGGAAGAGATACAGGGGTCAAGGCAAGTGAATTGTTGGCACTGTGGCACTGAATTGATCTGGGGGTCAGATCACGAACTTGAAGAAGAGTTCTATGGTAAAGATCATATCTATGATTTTGTATCAAACCTCTCATGTCCAAAATGTAAATCTTACGTCGAAGTTTATCATCACATCTAAATGTCTACCTTAATTGCAAATCTACCCTCTTATGAAGTATGGGTGAGAAAAGAATATCTAACCGACCATAAGAGTGGTCACGGTGAGTTTGTAAAAGGAGTATGGGTTGCGGCCAAGAGTATTCCTGGTCGTGCCTTTTACTTTGAGACATATTTACCAGAATATGCTGCAATGTTCGATAAATTGCCGATCTCTGCCTTCACAACGGATCCTGAGATACCTACACCTGATATGACATTACATAACCTACAGTTTTGGAACTGTATGGATTATGGAGTTGTAGCAGTACAGAAGCAATTTATTGGTTCAATGCATTATGAAGTCTATACAAGAGACTATGGAACACAAACAGGCACGTATATTTGCACTCTAGATAACTATCACGAGAGTGTAGATGCAATTGACTACTCTACAAGTGAACAGCCTGCTGAACATAAGAGTCATAATCTCTTAGAATTGGATAATGGGCAGTTTTGTCTCTATCCAAACAACAGAATGAGAATATATGACAACAGTATCACTCCTGAGACACCTAAGAATCCCGATTTTAAGGTATCAACCGTGTATTATCAGGTAGAAAATGGTCATGATCGTGATGGGCTGGGTTCAGAAGAGAATTATTTCTGGAAAACAGCAAAAGAGAGAAAAGAAAGACTCCCATTTGAACCAGAAAATGAGGTTAGCATTGATATTGAACCAGAATTGGGATAAATAAGTCAATAAGGAGTGAAAAATGATTATTAAAATCGATAAATCAGAAGAATTTATTAAATCTGGTCGAAAATTGATCAGCGAATACGATGGAGATGCCTATTTTAAAGAAGAAGAAGAGAAAAAACCCGAATTTTTGAAAGAGGACTGATAAATAAACGTATTACTTTAAAAACCCTTATAGATATATTAGGAAAAATATATCAAATTGAATGGTAGTTAAAATTTCTCGTGCATTTAAGGACATTAGTTTGTCATTTACGAAGCATCCTGTCACAAATGATGTGACTGTGCTGAAAAATGAAGATGCAATCAAGAAATCAGTTGTAAATTTATGCCGAACACGCATAAATGAGAGATTTTTTAACGATCTATTGGGTACATCAATTGAAGATTCGTTGTTTGAAACGAATTTAAGTGATATTGCATCATTTTTAGAGAGAGAAATTTCCACTTTACTCAAAAACTTTGAACCAAGAATCAATTTAACAGATGTTATCGTTGATTCTTTAGTTGATTCTTACGAATTGCAGATAAGAATTGAGTATGAGATCACTGGATTATCATTTCCGACACAAAATATCGAATTTTTACTTCAACCGACTAGGATATAATGTCATTTACACAGTTTACAAACCTAGATTTCAATACTTTAAGGGCTCAGATCAAAGATTATTTGAGGTCAAACTCAAATTTTTCTGATTTTGACTTTGAAGGATCTAATTTTTCTATATTAATAGACACTTTAGCATATAATTCCTATATAACTGCCTACAATACGAATATGGCTGTCAATGAATCATTCATTGATAGTGCAACTCTACGTGAAAATGTAGTATCTTTAGCAAGAAACATTGGTTATGTACCAAGATCAACTAAATCATCAGTCGCACAGATAAGTTTTACTGTTGATGTATCATCGATAAATGCATCTCAAGTCAAATTAAACTCAGGTCTAGTTGCATTAGGGTCAGTTTCAGGTGGTGATTACATATTTTCGATACCAGAGGACATTACAGTAACTCCGAATAGTAGTGGAATTGCAAGTTTTGATAATATTTCAATATTTGAGGGAAATTACATAACCAAAACCTTTGTTGTTGATAGTTCACAGGTAAATCAGAGATTTATTTTACCAAACTCAAATATTGATACTTCTTCAATTAGAGTAGATGTAACTGAAGGACAAGGAAATAGTAATACAACACTGCAGTATAATGCGTATAGTAATATTTTTGAAGTTAATTCATCATCTAGATTATTTTTAGTTCAAGAGATTAATGATGAAAAATATCAAATTATGTTTGGTGATAATGTTTTAGGAAAAAAACCAGGCAATGGTGCGGTAATTAAAGTATCATACATTGTGACAAGTGGAAATAATGGAAATGGTGCTGCTAACTTTAATTTCTCTGGAAGACTGACATATATCTCTAACGGTATTGATGTTGATATTACAAGTGGTATATCCCTTATAACGACCACTCAGGCCTCTGAAAATGGGGATTCTATTGAATCTATCGATAATGTTAAATATCTCGCTCCAAGAGTCTATGCATCGCAGTATAGGGCAGTTACACCAAATGATTATAAAAGTTTAATACCGTTTTTATATCCAAATATCGACTCTGTAAGTGCGTATGGTGGTGAAGAACTTGATCCACCTCAATTTGGAAAAGTTTTTATCACGGTCAAACCTAAAAATGGTGAATTTTTATCTGCTGTAGCAAAAGATTCGATTAAAAATGGATTGAAAAAGTATACGGTGGCTGGAATTAAACAAGAATTTTTAGATTTGATGTATTTGTACGTTGAATACAATTCAACTGTTTCTTTTGATTCAGGATTTATATCTGATAAGTTAAATTTACAGTCTAGAATATTATCTGCGATTGAATCTTATTCAAGATCAGCTGATATTAACTCTTTTGGTGGAAGATTGAAATATAGTAAGTTACTTTCTCAAATTGATAAAGTTGATACTGGAATAACTTCAAATATTACTACTTTAGTAATGAGAAGGAACATGATTCCAGCGTATAATGCAATTGCAACTTATGAAATTTGCTATGGAAACAAGTTTCATGCAGATTTAGAAGGATTTAATGTTCGTTCTTCTGCATTTAAACTTGAATCTGTTGATGGAGATGTATATTTAACAGATTTTCCAAATAATGACCAGTTAACTGGAGTAATTAAGTTTTTTACAATTGAAAACGGAGTAATTACATACATTAATAATAATGCAGGTTCCGTAGATTATATAAAAGGTGAAATATTGCTTTTCCCAGTAACAATTTCATCAACAACACTTTTAAATCGCATTGAAATTGAGGTAACTCCCGAATCAAATGATATTGTCGCAAAAGAGAACCTTTATATTGTGCTAGATACTACAGGAAATAGTAAATTAAACATATCAGGAACAAATTACACTCCACCCTCTAGTTTCATTAGTAATAAAAAATATACAAGATAAGAAATGTCTGATAAAAAAGTCAAAATTTCAAATATTCTAGGTAGTCAAATACCAGATTTTATACAAGCAGATAATCCACTTTTTAAGGAATTTTTAACTCAATACTATGAGTTTGAAGAACATGAATATGGAACAACAGATTTAGCTGATCATATTTCATCACTTAAAAAAATATCTACTGTTGCAGACATTTCTTTAGTTGAAAAACAGACAATCAATGCACCAAATAGTAACGCACCAGAATCTCCAATTATTTTATCATCTTTAATTTATGCGTATGATGATACAATTAATGTAAATGAAACTACTGGGTTTCCAGAAAAATATGGTTTATTGAAAATTGATAATGAGATTATCACATATACTGGAAAAACTGAAACATCATTTACAGGATGTATTCGTGGATTTAGTGGCATTTCAGCAATTAAGACTGAAGGTAATCCAGAATTTTTAACATTTAGTGATACTGACGCATCCGCACATGCTGAAAATTCATTAGTTGTTAACTTAAGTTTTCTTTTTGTAACTGAATTTTACAAAAAATTTAGAAAAAACTTTTTGCCTGGTTTAGAAGGGAAAAGTTTTTCTTATGGTTTAAATGTAGAAAATATTTTATCGAGAGCAAGAGATTTTTACAGTTCAAAAGGAACAGATACCTCCTTACAAATTCTTTTTCAAGTTCTTTATGGAGAACAGGTTGAAATAATTAAACCCTTTGATCAGACAATTAGACCTTCAGAGTCTGAATGGGATGTAACCGATGATATTGTGGTTGAAGTTCTTTCTGGTGATCCTTTAAATTTAGTTGGAGTTAAAATATATCAAGATTCTTTTACAAATCCAACTGCGACTGGTTCAGTATCAAATGTAACTACTAAACTTTTAGGAGATGTTAGGTATTATAAAATATCTTTCTCAAAAGGAACAATAGAAAATAAATTTAATATTTCAACCAAAACAAAAGTAGTTGGCACAAATCCATCAACAGAAGTTCTTTCTGTTGATTCTACTATTGGATTTGGTGAAACAGGAAATTTTTACTATCCAGATGCGGACAACATTTACACACTAGCTGAATATACATCTAAATCAAGTAATCAATTTTTTGGATGCACTGGTGTGTCTAGACTTTTGAGTGAGTCTGATCCAATTATTGATACTAATTTTGTATATGGGTATGAAGATAATGATTTGACTAAAATTTGTATAATGAGAATAGTCGGATCTATTTCTGGTGCAGCAGATAACGCTAGTAATACTAAGTATTTTGATATTAATGATTCTATTAGAGTTAAGCATTTAGGTGAAAAGTATGATATATCGGATAAAAAATTTAATACATGGTTTTACAATAACTTATCATATACTGAAGTACATCAACATCAAGCTGGATCTAAGACTTTTGAAACATTAGTAGAACACTTTTTAAAAATAGGTGATATAGTAGATATTATCTTTAAGGATACGAAAGGATTAATAGTAGAAAATGCAATTGTTTCTGATGTTTATAGTTCAACTCGTTTTCTTATTAGTGGTGGAGTTGAATTAAATTCAATAGTTTTTGGTGATTATATTATTAAAAAGAAACTAAATTATGCATCATCTAATTTTGGAATCACTTCATTACTATCAAATATACAAAATTCATTTTCCGATGTAGATAAAAATACATACGTTGCTTTTTCTGGATATCCTTCTTTTGATACTCAAACTACAAATAGATCAAAATCTGTTGTTTCTTCAGGAATCAGCACAAATGCAAGTACAATTACAGTAAGTAATCATAATTTTATAAATGGTGAAAGAGTTTATATGTCAATTTCTGCTAATTCTGGAATTAGTGGAAGTGTAAGTGGATACTTTTATGTAAATGTTGTTGATAGCAATACTATAAGGTTAGCACTGAACTTATCAAACTTATACAATAATATTTTTGAAGGAATAAAGTATAATGGCATTGGTTCTGGAACACATAATATAATGCCAGCTTCATTATTTGATGGTGAAAAATTAGTAAATCAAAATAATTTTAAAAGAATTTTTAAAAACCCTCAAATAGTAAAAAATAATAATAGTATAAGTGGCCCAATCGGTGTTTCATTAAATGGTATAGAGTATCACTCACCTATTTCTGAAGATGCTGTTTTTTACGGTCAGATAGATGAATTAGAAGTTTTAAATTCTGGAAAAGATTTTAACGTTGTAAATCCACCTGCAATATCAATTACAGATGATACTGGAAGCGGTTGTGAGGCACATGTAAATTTTTCAGGTAGTTTATCTGAAATTATAGTAAATGAAGGTGGATTTGACTATTCTGATACCCCTTCTGTTAAAATAATAGGTGGTAATGGAAATGGTGCTGTCTGTGAAGCAAAAATGAGAAGTTTTACTCATAGTAAAACATTTACCGAATTTGATATAAATTTAACAAACAATACTTTAGATGGTGATCATAGATTTTTAAATGGTGAAGAAGTCACATATATTGCTACAGGAGCTCCAATCGGAATTGATACTAATACTAGTGTTGCTAGTGTTGGATTTAGCACTGATTTATTATCTTCAGGAAGTAACTATTTTGTTTCAAAAATTGATGCAAATACTTTTAGGTTAGCAACCACTAAAGATAAAGCTATATCTAAAACTAATTTAATAGAACTAATTGATAACGGAACTAGAACTCACACTTTTAGATCCAATAAAGTTAGAAAAATTATTGATAGAATAGTAGTTAAAAACGTTGGTTCACTCTATTCAAATCATAAAATTTTAGTAGATTCCCAATTATACCCTCCATCTAATAAGGAAAATTTATTTAAAACATTCGTAGGTATAAACACATTTAATAATTACATATATGCTAAAAATCATAATTTTAGTAATGGAGATTTAATAGAATATCTTTGTAATGATACTGTTATTTCTGGATTATCAGTATCTAAACTTTATAAGATAACAGTTATTAATGACGATAAATTTAAATTAAGTGAAGCAGGAACTGCAGAAAATATATCTAATTTAGATTATGATAGAAAAATATATGTAAATTTAGGTAGCGTTGGAGTTGGAACTCATACATTTAAGTATCAGGATATTGAAGTTAAAATTGATGGTAAAGTTTCTGTAGGAACAACAGACTCAATTCCAAATTATTATAAAGCATCTGCAAAAGCAATTGTGAAAGGTGGGTTAAAAAATATTTTTGTTAAAGATGGTGGTATTAAATATGGGGTTACAAATGTAGTAAATTATTTACGTACACCTAACATAAAGTTATTAACTGGTAGAGATGCTCAGATAACACCAATAATTTCTGAAGGAAAAATATCTGATATTGATATTGTAAACTCTGGATCTGAATACACAACACCACCAGAACTTGAAGTTGTGGGAGTTGGTGGAACTTTTGGAACTACTGGCCAGTTTGCTAAATTGGAATCAGTTGTATCTAATGGAAAAATTATAGGTGTTAATATAATAGCAAAAGGAACTGGATATGATGCTAATGATACAATAATAAAAGTAATTCCATCTGGATCTGAAGAAATTATTGGATCCAAAGTTCATGAATGGAAAGTAAATTTAGTTGAAAGATATAGTTATGCTTTAACTTTAGATAATTCAGAATTACTTCAAGTAAGATCAACATCTGCAACCAATAAAAATAAAATATGTTCTTTATATCCACCAAAAAAATATCGTCGTTTACTTAGAGATAATATAACTGATAATTTTGTAGAATCAACCACAAATCACTCTAAAATACTTGGATGGGCATATGATGGAAATCCAATTTATGGCCCTGTTAGCACAAATAATTCTGGAATAACTACGTTTATGCAGTCAAGTTATTCTGTTAAAGTTATTTCAGATAATAATTTAAGACCATCGGGTTATCAAAATGGATATTTCATTCAAGATTATGTTTATGATGAAAGTGGTGATTTAGATGAACATAATGGTAAATTTGTAAAAAACTCAGATTTTCCAAATGGAACATATGCATATTTTTCAACAATTGACAATCTTACAAAAGAACCATCATTTCCATATATTACATTTTTACATCGTAATGCTACAGATGAGTTTAATTACAATATCAATAAAGTTCAATCAGATAAAATTTTAAATACTGGTGAGTATAAAAGAAATGTAACTCATCTGGGATTAGATGATGTATTTAGATCATATCCTTTACTTCAAGATCCTTTAAAATCAGAAGCAGTAGTTAAAGTTGATGGTGTTGATTCTTCAACAGTTAAAAAAATATCTGTTATTGAATCTGGAACAGGATATAAAGTTAATGATAAAATAAATTTCAATGATCCAACTATAAATGCTAGTGTAGAAGAGGTTATAGGTAAAGCGATAATATCAATTGGAACTACCAATACTGTAGTTGATAATTTAATATTTTCAGTTCTTAATAACAAGGTAACTGGTGTGTCTACCGTGCCTCATGGATTATCTTCAGGAGATATTGTAGAAATATCTGGAATATCTTCAACAAATTATAAAAATATAGAAGGTGTTAGAACTATTGGCGTATCCACAGTAGTTTCTGGTCTATCTACATCTATGCCAAATAGTGGAATAACAACTTTTGTCACATTTTTTGATTCTACAATTAATAGAAAATTTAATATTGATGATGTAATTCAAATTGATTCTGAGCAGTTTTTAGTTATAGATCATGATGATGTTAATAATAAACATAGACTTCGTAGAGGTCATAATTCAACTACTCCAACATCACATAATGCAGGAGCATTAATTACTAGATTAGAAACAGAATTTACATATGAAATTTCCAAAAAAGTTGAAAATTTAAATATTCAATTACCCAAAAAACAATATTTTCAAGCAGAAAGAGCAGTTGGTATTGGAAGCACAGTTACAAATGTAGTTGTTGGATTTGTTGGAATTTCATCTATCAATAAATCAATTCCACCAAGAGCAATATATCTACCTAATCATCCGTTTCAAAATGGAGATGAAGTATCACTAGTCTCAATAGGTTCTACAATTAAAGCATCCAGAAATGCTAGTTTGACACCTGATTTTGATTTAGCCGATTTCGATAAACTTTATTGTGTTAGAGTAAATAATTTGTACGTCGGATTAGCAACTGAAAAAACAGGATTTGTCGAAAACCGTGTATTTTTTAAAGAAATTTTAACTGAGGAGGGATCTACTAAAGAGGACGATAATAGTATAGAAATTATTACAGACAATCTTTCTGGATCTTTAAGGAGAGTAAATGGAACTGTAACTGTTGCAACTGCAACAACCACAGGTCAACAACATGATTTATCAGTAAATGATAATTTCAGATTACATGTTACATCGAATAAAACTCAAACTTTTGATTTAAGATATAATGAAAATATTAGAAAATTAGTTGTAAATCCAATAACATTTGCCGATACATCAATTGGTATAGGAACTACATCATCAAAAATATCTATTGATGATCACGATTTTGAAACTGGTGATTTAATTGTATATAATTCAGCAACTCCAGCTAATCCTTTAGTTGATAATAGAGTTTATTATGTCGTAAAGGATTCTAAAGATACTATAAGATTGGCAGAAAATTCTTTTGATATATTGACATTTCCGTACAATTACATCACACTTGAAACAAATGGTGGATCTGAACATAAAATATCAAAAATAAACCCAAAATTATCAATATACAAAAATAATACAATTGAATTATTAACTTCTGATCCAAGTTTGAATGATTTTGATATTGAATTTTTCATAGATAATAATTTTAAATCAAGATATGATAGTGATTTAATCACAAAATCTGATGATAAAATTACTATATCGGTTACAGATCAATTAAGAAAAGAATTTTACTATAAAATTGAAGGAAAAAATTCAAATATAATTAAAACCTTATCCTTTGCTGTTGATGAAAGAGTACCAAATCACTCACAAATAAATGTAATTGATTCTAAGTTTAACAAAGAATTTAGAGTAACAGGAATTGGCACGAATATATTCAAATTTAATCCAACTGGAATTGCAGAAACTAGTTTATACGATTCCACAGGAATATCAACTGTTTTTTATTCAACAAAATCCACTAATGAAATAGGTGGGATACATTCAATAAAAATATTAAATAAAGGTTTTAATGTTACTGATTTACCTATAATTACATCTATAGATACCATCAATGGTCAAAATTCTATTCTAAATGTAGAATCAGATGATATTGGAAGTATTAATAGCACTCAAGTTTTTAATCAAGGATTGGAGTTTTCTCCAGACCATACATTGAAACCAAAAGCAGATAGTAATGTTATTTTAGAATTAAAAAATATATTTACACTTGAGAATATAGGTATTGTTACTGGGGGATCTAATTATACAAGTCCACCAAAAGTAATTGCAATTGGAAAACCAAATATAATTGCACAGACATCTTTAAATGGAACTTCAGTAAACAAAATTAAAATTTTAACTAATGATAGTGGATTATCAGAAGATCTTAGAATTGTTCCAGTATTAAATTCTAATGGTGTTGGTATTATAAGTGCATCAACAGATTCTAATAAAACAGTTTTACTGGGATTAAGGGCACCGATTCCAGATGTTGGTAATCAAAGTGGATTTTTTAATAGTGGTGGATCTTTCCCATTTGAAATAGGTGATGAAATATTTGTCGAAAATGTTAAAACTTTAGATGGAATTAATGGTTATGATTCAAGCACTTATGATTATGCTTATTTTACAGTCACTGCTGTTAATCAAACAGCTGGAGGAGAATCTATTAGTTATTCTATAGTTGGATTAGGTTCAACTGGTGGGAAATACCAATCAGAAAATAATTTTGGTAGAGTAATTAAGAAATCAGATTTAGCTGAGTTTTCACCACAATTTAGAAAATCTTCTTTTGCTGATAAGGAAGTAGTTCAAATTGTTAATAAAAATATTACAGGAACAGTTGCAGAAAATGGTTGGGATCCTATATCACAAACATTAAAAGTATTTGATGTTACTGGAGATTTCTCAAAAGAAGATTCTATAATAGGTAAAACAACTAATAATAAAGCAACTGTAACCAATCAATTTAAATTTGATTTCGATTTAAATGTTGATGCAACAGCAAATAATATTAATAGTTGGAAAGATGATATAGGAAAATTAAATTTAGATATTCAAAGATTACATGATAATGATTACTATCAAAGATTTTCATATTCAATTAAAGGTGGAGTTCCATTTAATACTTGGAAAGAAGCAGTTAATAGTTTAGATCATGTAGCTGGATTTAAAAATTTCTGTAATTTAGGAATTACATCTGCCGCACAGCATACTTTAAATTCAGATGGTGAAATTGTATTTGAAGTTGACATTGATGCAGAAGCTTCTGTTCATGAAAAATTCTATTATGATATGGTAAGTGAGGATACTGATGATCCAGATTTATCAAAATTAGTTGTTTTCCAATCAAAAGTCATAACTGATTACAATGAATCAAGAACCAATAAAGTTTTATTGATAGATGATATAAGTTCTCAATTCACAGGAATAGTAACTAGCACTGGTGGTGGTGTTATTGGAACTTCAATTTTTAAGGTATTTACAGGAGGAGATCCATTATTCCATAAAGAATTTAATCCATCATCTGCAATTTCAACAGACACTCATAAAATTACAATATCAAGACATAATTTTAATACTGGTGAAGAATTATTATATAAACCACAAACTGGTCAGTCATCTATTGGAATCGCTAATACATCAGATACTAACGCTGGTATTGCTGCAACAACATTACTGCCATCAACTGTTTTTGCAATCAGAGATGATGCAGATAATATTAAGGTAGCGATTTCTGCTACTTTTGCATCTTCTGGAATTGCAGTTTCATTTACTGGTATAACGGGCATTGGTACACAACATATTTTAACTGTTCCATCTGAAAACGCCACTATTAGATCATTAATTAGTATTGATAATGTTATTCAAAGTCCTGTCGGTATAACAACAGTCATATCTGTTGGTTTATCAACTGAAGTTGGAATATCAACTGATATCGTATTTTTAAATGATACTTCAGAGATTGCTGGCAAATCCTTGTTAAGAATTGAAGATGAAATATTAAAAGTAAATTTAGTAGGTGTTGGATCTACTAATGGTGGAATAATACCAAATTCTTTAAACGTAATTAGAGGACAAATGGGAACTGTTGCTGCAGCACACACAGTTGGTGCAGCAGTCACTGTATTAAAAGGTGATTATAGGATAAATGAGGGAAAAATATATTTTTCTGAAGCACCTTACGGGCCTACAGGTAATACTGGTGTCACTACATTCTCTACATTTTCTGGAAGATCTTTCTATAGATTAGATTACACTAATAACAAAATTATTGATGATATATCTGATAGATTTGATGGATCAACAGATAAATTTAACCTAACAACTAATGGTGTTCAGTTATCAGGTATTAACACTAGTTTTGGTGCTATTTTAATTAACAACATTTTTCAAAATCCCCATTATGGTGATGTTGGTAGTATTTCTGAATCAGATTATGAAATGACTGGAACTGGGGAAGAAATTGATTTTACTGGAACTTCTGGTAATAAAGATCTACCTAGAGGTGGAATAATTAATGAATTTGATGTCGGTGTTGGAACTGGATATCAAGTTCCTAGAAAAGCGTTATTTAGTGCTGTAGTATCAAATTCTGGAACTATTTCAACTGTAGGTATACTCACTGGAGGTTCTGGATATATAACACCACCTATAATTTCAATTGCATCTAGCACTGGTTCTGGTGCTACAATTGAGGCTTCAATTACTGCTGGAATAGTTACATCTTTAAATTTATCAAATGCTGGATCTGGATATAGTAATACAGGGATAAGCACTGGATTGAATTTTGTAACTGCTCCATTACCAAGTCCTTATAAAAATATACCACTATCAGGTGGAAGTGGATCTGGTGCAAAAATAGATGTTGTAGTAGGAACTGGTGGCAGTGTAATCTCATTTGATATGTCAGATCGTGGTATAGGTTACGAAATTGGAGATGTATTAGAATTAACTACTATTCCTCATCAGGTAGGTATAGCAACAACATCATTTAAGATAACTGTTAAAAATAGATTCCAAGATAAGTTTGCTGGTTGGACTTTTGGTCAGTTAATACAACTAGATGATTTTAGCGAACAGTTTAATGGGTTTAGAAAGTCATTCTTGATAACTCGTACCATTGTTAATAAAGAGTACTATAGTATAGTCGCTCAAGAAGGTTCTGGAGTCATTCTACAGAATAATCTACTCATATTCATAAATGATATTTTACAAAAACCAGGTAGAGATTATAATTTTAATAGTGGAACTAGAATAACATTTAATGAGGCACCTAG